CCGAGCTCCGGTTCATCCCGTCCGGGCAGGCGGTGTGTAGCTTCCAGGTCGCCAGCAATCCGCGGAAGTATGACAAGCAGACGGACAAGTGGGTGGACCAGGCGGCGACGTTCTGGCGGTGTACGGCGTGGCGGGATATGGGTGAGAACGTCGCTGAGAGTCTGCGTAAGGGTGTCGCGGTGATCGTGCAGGGCAACATCACCAGCCGGGAGTGGGAGGACAAGGACGGCGGGAAGCGGACCAGCCTGGAGGTTGACGTGCAGGCGGTCGGCCCGGACCTCCGGTGGGCGTCCGCGACCGTGGTCAAGGCCCAACGGGCTGGGGCGCCCGGTGTGCGTGCCCCGGAGGTTGACCCGTGGGCCGCCCCCGCCAAGCCCGCCGAGGATGAGCCGCCGTTCTGATGGCGTCCCAGAGCAGGAAGCACCGGGGGATGCGGACCCAGCTGGTTGTCGCCCAGCACCTTGCCGCCCACGGCTGGCCCCACGCCGAGTCAGCAGGCAGCGGCCGGCCCGGCAGCGACGTCCTGGGCATCCCCGGGCTGTCCATCGAGGTCAAAGCTAGGGCCGGGTTCGAGCCCCTCGCCTGGCTCCGACAAGCCACCCTCCACGACGACGGGATGCCCCTCGTCTGCTTCCGCCCCAACGGCATGGGTGAGACCACCGTCGACCAATGGCCGTGCCTGATCCGCCTAGCACCCATGAGCAGCCTCAGACAGGTCGCACTCGACCTCGCCCACGAAGCCAACGACCTCGACGACCGCGTGTTCGCCCTCACCCGGCAACTGGAGATCAAGACCGCCGCGCTGGAGGTGCTCGCCGCGGACCTGACCGCAGCTCACGTCACCATCGACCGGCTCCAGGACGAGCTCTCGTGGAGCGACGGGAACCTGCCATGACAATCGCCGACTGCCTCCGACGCATGGCCGCCCGCGCCCTCCTGGGCCTCGCAGGAGCCGCCCTACGGACCCTGGACAGGGTTTGGCCTACTGAGCCCAACTGGGAAGCCCTGACGGGCACTGTGAGCGCAGGGGAACGGGACGATGACTAGCCCCGCCGTCACCGAGAAGCGCATCCTCAACGCGCTGCACTCGATCAACGCGACGTATCGCGCCACACTCATCCCCACCACAGGCGGCGCCACAGGGCACCAGACCAGGCGAGCGTTCCCGCCCATGCCCGTGAGTGCCAACGTCCTCGACGCCCGCGCCATGGCCTGCTCTGTGATGGCTGGCTGGGCCAAGGTGGTCATCGACGACAGGGACATCACCGGCTGCGGGCTACGAGGCACCGACGTCGCCGGGATGGTCGGCTTCCTCACCACCCACGCCGCATGGCTGGCCGAGCATGAAGCCGGGGACGTTGCCGCCGAGGAGCTGGAGAAGAGCGCGCACGACCTCGCCGTCATCGCCGCACCCACCGTTGTCGACTGGACCAGCCTCGGGAAGTGCCCGCTCATCGTTGAGCGTGGTGGTGAGCAGGTCACCTGTGGTGGCCAGGTCAGGGCCTACCCGTGCGGCGATGCCTTCTGTGCGACATGCGGCACGCCAGGCGATCTGGCCTGGTGGGAGTACACGATGTTTCCCGAGGCGAGCCGCCTCGTCACGGCCAAGCAGCTCATCCGGGAGATCCACCAGCAGCGAGGACGGCGCGTGAGCGTGAGCACGATCAGCACCTGGCTCAATCGCGGGCTCATCACTAGCGCAGGAATCGACCAAGAGGGACGCCGCCTCTACGACAAAGGCGAAGTAGCCGCCGCGCTTACCCGCACAGAATGCGGGTGAATTGTCGGTGTCAGGGTGTACTGTCTCAGGCGGGCGCAGAAGTGTCCCTGAACCCGGATCGAGCACACGCTCTCCGGGTTCCTTCATGCCCCCGTCATGCCCGCAGGAACCGCGCCAATCAAGTCCCAAGTGGGCACACCAACGCGGGCATCACGAGCATGGCGGGACTACGTCGGGAGCGGGCATGGCCAAGTTCGCTGGTCGCAGTACCCGCCGCTGGAAGATGCTCAAAGCCAACCAGCGAGCCAAACACCTACCGTGCTGGCTTTGTGGCCAAGCCGTGGTCTATGACAACCCCGATGACTCCCACGCCTTCACTGTCGACCACGTGCTACCTCTCTCAACACACCCCGAGTTGGCAGAGGAACCAAGCAACCTTCGAACAGCAGGATCTCGGTGCAACAAGTCACGCGGGAACCGTGACCCATCACCCACGCTCGGAACCACATCACGTCAGTGGTAACCGATAGAATTAAGATCACACCCAACTGCGACTGATCCTCGCGGCTAGGCGGGTCTGGCATCCAAGGTGCCGGATCCGCCGCATTCCTTGGAGATGAGATGTGCCAGAACTGTGAGATCAATCCTGTCGTCGTGGGCACTAGGGGCAGGCTGCTCAAATACTGCTCGCAAGAGTGCAGGAACCAGTACCCTAAGAAACGCGCACGCTTGGCCCGCGAGGAAGGTCGCGGTGCGAGCAGAAAGTGTTGCCGCAAGTGCGGCGAGAGCCTACCGCGAGGGTCATTCCATCAAGACGGCAAGAGGATCGATGGTCTCTACCCGTGGTGCAAGCAGTGTCGTCGTGACTACATGGGCGCACAGCCCAAGCTGCCCCCGAAGTTTAAGACCAAGGCTGAGTACGACGTCGACTACCTGGCGAAGTTGGGTGCAGCGGCCAGAGATGAGAAGTCGAGGCGTTCCCATTTGTGGGTTTGCTTCCGCATGACGGTAGAGGAATACGCCGTCATGCTGGCGAGCCAAGGAGGCCGCTGTGCGATCTGTCGGACCGAGGGTCCCGGCAGGTCTAGTAGTAAGCACAGAAATGAGTACGGCAGGTTTGCTGTCGACCACGACCACACGTGCTGCCCGGGATTCAAGTCCTGCGGTTCATGCGTTCGTGGTCTTCTCTGTATGCAGTGCAATACAGGTCTTGGTGCCTTGCGTGACGATCCTAAAATCCTTCACGCCGCCTTGGCGTACCTCGAACGGCCAACATCAAACGCGATGGGGGTAGGGGCGTGAACGCCTTCAGCCCAGATTCGAGCGGCCTCGTTCGCCGGTTGCAGGCCATCCCCCCCCGTGACCCCCTGCCCATCCCACGCGAGGAGTACGCATGACCTCCCTCGCTGACTCCGTCGCGACCTCGGTCAAGGCGATGACGTGGCTCAAGCCCACAGACCAGGCCGCGGTCGACCTGGCGCTGACGTATGCCGAGCGGATCGACGAGGCGCTGGCTACGGCTGAGGGGCAGGAGATCACGAAGGCGCTGTACCTCGGCCCTCACCTGCTGAACACTCTGCGCGCCATTGGTGGTGCGCCTGTCGAACGTAAGGCGCTTGGCGTCGAGGAGGCTGTTGGTGGCAAGCTCGCCCAGCTCCGTTCGATCAGTCAGCCGAAGCCGACGGCCAAGCGGGGTAAGCGCCCCGCCTAGACGGTTTGGCTCGGAGACTCCTCGGATCTTCACGCCGCCGTTGCGCCGGCTGACTCCGAGGACGTCGCCGGGTGGCTGCGCGCCGTTCTGTTCCTCGTCGGCATCCCGGTCCTGGTGGCCGGCAGGGTTTCGCGATGATCGAGTTCGCTTCCGACGTGCTCGGCATGGAGTTGCTGCCGTGGCAGAAGTGGCTGGCCATCCACGCCCTGGAGCTTCTCCCTGATGGGACGTTCCGGTTCCGCACGGTGGTCCTGCTCGTGGCGAGGCAGTCAGGCAAGTCCACGTTCCTCCAGATCCTCGCGCTGTTCTTCATGTACGTGCGCGGCGCGCAGCTGGTCATTGGCACCGCCCAGAACCTCGACATCGCTGAAGAGGTTTGGCAGGGCGCCGTCGACATCGCTGAGGATGTCCCTGAACTTGCCGCTGAGATTGAGCGGGTCAACAAGACGAACGGCAAGAAGAGCCTGGAGCTCCGCCGGGGTGAGCGGTACAAGGTGCAGGCCACAAACCGGCGCGGCGGCCGTGGGCTGTCCGGTGATCTGGTCCTCATGGATGAGCTGCGTGAGCATCAGTCGTGGGACGCATGGGGCGCGGTCACGAAGACCACGCTCGCCCGGGCGCACGCCCAGGTCTGGGCTGCGTCGAACGCCGGTGATGCCGCGTCGATCGTCCTGCGGTTCCTACGCAAGATCGCGCACGTCGCCCTCGGTGATCCTGACGGACTACAGGACGCGGCCGACGCGGCACCTGATGATGCTGACGTTGCCGAAGAACTTGAGGATGACTCGCTTGGAATCTTCGAGTGGTCTGCTGTGCCTGGCTGTGACCTGAACGACCTCGTCGGTATCGCCCAGGCGAACCCGTCACTGGGTTACACGATCACCGAACGAGCCATCGGGGCCGCACGGCGCACAGACCCGGAATGGGTGTACCGCACGGAAGTCCTGTGCCAGTGGAGTGACGGCAACCTTGAGGGTCCGTTCCCGCCGGGCGCTTGGGAGGCCGGGACGGTCAGGGATGGCCGTCAGATCGTCGGCAAGGTCAAAGCCTGCGTCGATGTGTCGTTCGATCGGAGCCGCGCGCACGTCGCGTTCGCCGGGATCAACGACCGTGGTCGCCCCCAGGTCGAGGTCGTCGCGTCGCGTGCCGGCATCGAGTGGGTCCTGCCCTGGTTGCAGGACCCGAAGCGTGTCGACCTGATCGAGGCTGTGACGGGTCAGACCCGTGGCGCCCCGGTGTCCGGGCTGCTCCCTGATCTCGCTGCCGCCGGCCTGCCGGTCGTGGACTGGCAGGGCGCGGACCTTGGCGCCGGCTCAGGAGCGTTCTACGACCTCGTGCGCAACAACGGGTTCGACCATCTTCCCCAGCCCGTCCTCGACGTGGCTGCCGCCACGGCGGTAACCAAGCCTTCCGGTGACGGGTGGCTCTGGGATCGACGTCATTCACCTACCGATATCGCCCCGCTGGTCGCCGCGAATGGCGCTGTGTGGCTGCTCAACCGACCTATCGAGGTCCCATTCGTGTCCGCTTATGCGACTCAATCCGTGGAGGTGATCTGACCCGATGGGGATGTTCGACTTCCTGAAGCGACTCAACGGAACGCCGGCCACATACCAAGGCCAGAACATCACCTACGGCCCGAGCATGATCCGCGACGAGGTGCTGGGGATGTCCCCCGCGGAGGTGTGGCGCACCCAGCCGCAGCTACACACCGTCGTCAACTTCCTGGCACGCAACGTTGCACAGTGCGCCCCTCAGACTTTCCTGCGCACCTCAGACGTTCATGCGCAAGGGCGAGACTGACCGGCAGCGGGTCCGTGATGGTGCCCTGGCTGCGGCGTTGAAGCGGCCGAACGCGAACACCACCATTTACGAGCTGGTCTTTGGACTCGTGGCCGATCTGGCGCTGTTCGATGTTGCCTACCTGCACTTCGCGCAGGACCCGGACGCCCCGGGCCAGTGGGCGTTATACCGGTTGCCTCCTGGTTGGGTGACCGCGCAGGGCGGGGATGCGTTCTCGTATTCGTCCTACGTGGTGCAGGCCAACGGTGGCGCGTCCAGGGTTCGCCTTCCCGCTGAAACGGTCCTCGATTTCCACGGCTGGAACCCGTCAGATACCCGTTACGGGTCGTCTCCGGTGTCGGCGCTGACTGCGATCCTTGCCGAGCAGATGATGGCCGTTCGCCACCGTCAGCAGGTTTGGCAGCGTGGCGGCCGGATCTCCTCTGTCATCACCCGCCCGGCTGACAGGCCGTGGGGTCCTGAGGCGCGCGAGTCGTTCCGCAAGGACTGGAACAGCAAATACGCGGGCGAGGGTTCGGCCGCTGGCGGCACGCCGATCCTTGAGGACGGCATGACGATCAGCAAACTGGACTTCAACGCCCACGAGCAGCAGTTCGTCGAGGCGTCCAAGCTCTCGCTTGCCACCGTCGCCGGGGTTTACCACGTCAACCCGACGATGCTCGGGGACAACACTGGCGCGAACTACTCCAACGTGCGCGAGTTCCGCAAGATGCTCTACGGCGACACGTTGGGGCCGATCTTCGCCCAGCTCGAAGACCGCATCAACACGTTCCTGGTACCCGTCCTCGACCCGCGCCCGGGTGTCTACGTCGAGTTCAACATCGCGGAGAAGCTACAGGGCAACTTCGAGGAGCAGGCCACCGCACTGTCGACGTCGGTCGGTGCGCCGTACATGCTGCGCTCTGAGGCGCGGTCACGGATGAACCTGCCCGCGATCCCTGAGGCTGACGCCCTGGTTGTGCCCCTGAATGTCGCACAGTCTTACGAGGACAAGCACACCGATGTGATCGCCAAGTTCTTCCGCAAGCAGGGCGGGGTGGTCAAGTCGAGGCTCGGCGCCAAGTCAGGCGAGGACTGGTGGGATGAGGCGCGGTGGGATGGCGACCTGTCCGACGACCTCTATCGGCTGGCCGTGCTGGTCACAGCCGAGGTGTCAGCCAAGACGTTGGACTCGATCGGGTTCGGTCCTGACGAGTACGACGCTGATCGCACCCTGGCTTGGCTGCGTGAGGCGTGCGACCGCTCTGCCTCCTCGATCAATGCCACGACCAAGGCCGCTATTGACGCGGCACTAGCGGAGGCCGATCCGAGCGGCGCGGTGACGGGCGTCTTCGATGTCGCTGAGGGTTCGCGGGCTGCTCAGCTTGCGGTCGGCGCGGTGACGCTGATGTCAGCGTTCGCGTCGGTTGAGGCTGTCAAGCAGATCGACGGTCAAGGCGTGGCCACTAAGACCTGGGTCTGGTGGCGACGCCGACGAACTGGCCAATTGCAACTGCTCGTTACAGATGGACATCCCATGAAGGAGACTCCGTGAACCTGAAAACCGCCAAGGTGCAGATCAAGGCTGGTCCCGAAGACGGGCTTGAGGATGGCCAGTTCGTCGCCTACTGCAGTGTGTTCGGGAACGTCGACAGCTACGGCGACGTCGTGATGGCCGGTGCGTTCACGGACACCCTGGCCGACTGGCAGGGCGCGAAGGGTCTCCTGCCGGTGCTTTGGGGTCACGACACCCAGGATCCGTTCTCGAACATCGGATCCGTCACTGAGGCTGTCGAGGACGCCAAGGGCCTGAAGGTCACCGCGCAGCTCGACCTCGAATCCCCCAAGGCCGCACAGGTCTACCGGCTACTCAAGGGCGGCCGGGTGTCCTCGATGAGCTTCGCGTATGACGTCGTCGAGGGCGGGCCTGCCAAGTCGGAGGCGTTGGGCGACTACTTCGAGCTGCGCAAGCTCAAGCTGTACGAAGTCTCGGTGGTCCCGGTTGGCGCTAACGACCAGACCGAGATCCTCGCCATCAAGGCAGCGGTTGACGCGCTGACTGCCGGGGTGAAGGCGGGTCGGGTTCTCTCGACCGCGAACGAAAAAGCTCTGCGGGCCGTACATGAGCAAATGATGGAAGCGGCCTCGCAGATGGACGACGTCATGTCGTCCATGACTGACCAGGAAAAGACCAGCACGGATGGCCCGGTGAAGACCGACGAACCCCTAGTAGGGGCGAAGCCGACGAACCCCTAGTAGGGGCGAAGGCCGATGAACCCATCCATGACGTGTCCGTTGACGACCTGGCGGCAACCATTCGAATCAAGATCCTGGAAGGGGTCACGCAATGAATGCACGACAGAAGCGGGCTGCCGCCCTCGCCGCCGCTCAGGCGATCGTTGAAGGCGCAAAGTCCGCAGTCCGGTCCATGACGACCGAGGAGAAGTCGCAGGTCGAGGCTCACCTGAAGGAGGTCGACGACCTCGACGTTCAGATCAAGGACGGCGACGCCGACCAGGCGCGGTTGTCCCGGCTGACCGCGCTCACGCCGGCGGCCAAGGCTGGCCACACCGACGAGCAGAAGGAGGTCGCCCGCACCCTCGGTGACCACTTCATCAAGCATGTGGGCTCGCGGCTCGCTGAGATCCGCGGCGTCAAGGGCGCTTCGGTCTCGGCTCCTGAGTGGGTGAAGGCCGCGTCTGACAACCAGGTCACCAACGGCGGCATTTTCAGCCCGGTCCTGACCGAGGTCGACCGCACCATCATCACGGGTGTTCGTCCCCGCATG